ATCACCATGCATGCCAGGAGCGAAGTCAAGATCAGCCATGTAGCCATTGGACACCTGGACAGTGCCAGCTTCAATGGCAGCAATGGCAGCTGCATCAGTCACCAGGAGGTCCACCACCAGGTGCTCACCCTCGCGCCTCACTGGGGCTTGGCTGAATCCCACAGTGACTTCCTTGGCATTGTCAGCATGGACTCTCATGCCAGCTGGGTGACCCAGGGTCACAGGCACATTGGCGAAGCTCTGCATGGAGGCATCAGCAAAGGTGTCCCCTGCAGGTCGAAACACCTTGATGCGTTTGAAGGGGTCAGCATCATCCACACCCAACTCATGGGCGTAGTAGTCCTGGATGCCAGTGCGCGCAATGGTGGCAGGCACCAGCAGGAAACCCTCTGCAGTGCGCTTCCTATCTGTGAGTGCATGTCTGTCTTGCAGGAACATTCCTAACCCCCTCATGTAAAAAGCTAAATGCTGGACATCAAATTGTCCACCCTGTCAAGCCCCTTCAGGCAGGATGGGGATAGCCACACAGCGGCACTGGTAGTCCTCACCAGGGTGCCCTGTGTCTGCTGGTGGGCTGTCCCAGCTGTATTTCTTACCCTCTTTTGACTTGTGAGAATCTCTCACTCGCTCATCCTTACTGGTGCTCCAGATGTATTGATCCACACCCAAAAGGGTCTGCCTCTGCTGGACCAGAGCTGCATTGGCTTTGGCCACTTGGTCCCTGGCTATGAACTTCACTCTGTTAGCAATCCGAGCTTCCAGGGTCACACCATCCAGTGATGCAGCTGCAATCTTGGCCTCTGCTTTGATGGATGCCTCCAGGCCTTTCATCATGCCTGGGTCAGAAGTGATCTGCCCAATGATCCCACCAGGGGAGGTGCCCTTCACCAAGTTGTCCCACACCATGGTCTCCAGCCTGTCCATGTATTCAGTGGGGATGGACTTGGTGAGCTGCACCATCTTTCTCACCTGGGCAGCCTTGAGCTGTGGAGCATTGAGCCCTGGTTGGGCCAACACATTCTTCATACTCACCCCAATGCTCTCAGTGATGACAGAGTTGAGCTGAGCAATGACTACATCATCAACACCTTCCACAGCCTCAGCAGCAATCTCCTTGGCCAGGTGTGCCAGTTCCCCTGTGGCATACCTCTCGCGCATGCCACTCAGCACAGCATCAATGTCTGTGTCAAAGGAGTCAGCAACATACTGGGGGGCTAGCCTAACCAATGCAGGGAAAAGATTGATGGAGGTCTGCTGCACCAAGCTGGCATTGAGCACCAGCAGCTTCTTCTCCAGCCTCTTCTCAGCGGGTCTGAGTGCATTGACATTGGGTGTGGGGCCAACCTTCCGACCTTGCTTCCTCAACAGTCTTTTGGTTGCTTGCACCTCAACAGACGGCACCTGCTATGCCTCCTCACCCGGTTCTGGACCCTTGGGTTGGGTTTTGGTCTCTGGTGGTTGAGGTTGGGACATAGCAGGTGCAACAGGTTCATCAGGGTTGGGTGTAGTCCTCAAGGCTTCAGCTTCTTGCGCCAGCCTTTCATTCTCAGCCCTCAAGGCATCCTGCTCAGCAGCCTCAAGCTCATCAAGGGTCTCCTGGGTCAGGTTGGAGTAGGTGCCACGCTCAATCAGATCCAGGGCAACCACCTCCTCAGTCACAACACCCATGTCAATGTAAGTCTTGTCACGCTCAGCCCTGGTCTTTTCGGTAGTGGCTTTCTCCTCCTCTGTCTGCTGCCACAGGGGGTTGAACTCATATGTCAGGTCCTCTGGCACCTCTCCCCAGAGGTGCTGTGCCAGGATGTTATCCAGGGCAGTCTGAGGGGGTCTCAGCTGAGTCTCTTGCTTGGAGCTGATCATGTCATAATAGTTTCTGATGTCTGACTCACCAGTGGCGTTGAGACCTCCTGGGCTGGAGCCCATCAGCCTGGTCACAGGGATGTCAGAGGCTGAGGCCACAGCATTCAGGAAACGATCATACAGCTGGGGGATGCCAGCAAAAGGCTGGTGGTGTGTCTCATAGGTTTCAGTTGCATCCATCAGCAGCATGTTGTTGTAGGACTTCATCATCTTGGCCAGCTGGAATCTCTTACGCAGCTGCTCCTCTCCAGCATGGGAGGAAGCCAAGGAGAGGAGGTTGGGCACCTTGATGACATCCACACTCTGCTCCAGGAGCAGGGTGGAGGCTGAAGCACTCACAGTGCCAGCATCAATCAGTGCCTCATACAACCTCTCCAGGATGGAGTCACCCCAGTATTGGTTGCGCTTCATCTCGCGCAGAGGGAGCTTGATGCCATCGAATCTCACAATCCTGGTCCAGTGCACCTGGGCATGGGTGGACTCAACCAGGGAGTAGATGTCAGGCAGACCAAAGTTGGGGGCAGTGATGTCCCAGGTGTTGATCTTCATGGCAGGGGCATAGTACCTGTCCAGGACAGTGAGGTGAGACAGTGAACCCTTCTTGATGTTGTTGTGGTCCAGGGGCTCCCTGGGGTCCATGCCATCATTGATGCCCAGATAGATCAGAGCCCCACCATATAGCCTGGCCCACTTCAGTGACTCATGGACCTTGGGGGCCATGAGGAAATCTCGCTCAGCCTTCTCAAACTCCTCCAACCGCTTGGGGTCCATTTCACTGTTGAGTGTTCTGCCCTGTCGGGTCATGTCGTCAGGCACAATGTCAACCAGCTTCCCAGAGAGCCAGTCAAAACGATACATGCTTTCCAACTCTTCTCTGCTGCGCTTATTGCGAGAGGTGAAGCTGGTGAATGATCTTTTGTCAGTGTTGGTGCCCATCTCTGCCACCAAGTTGATCAGGGCATCATTGACAATCACCTCACCCTGGCCTTCAGCACTAGCTGGCTTCCCATCAATATCAGACATGCTTACCCCTCACCCTTCTCAAAATCCATGCATGACACACACCACTTGCAGCCACCCAGGTTGTGTTTATTGTGCTCACTCTTCCTGTGGCCACAGGTGCACACAGGATCATCTGCCCCACCAAAGAAGGCAAGGAACAGAGCTTTGCCCAGGCCTCTGGCGACCCTCTCAAAAGTGTTCATCAGCTTTTCCCCTTCAGGATGTGTGTCAGCCCCACACTAGCATCCTCAGCCAGGTTGGCTGGTGCAACGAAGCCCCTGTGGTCCTTGGTGAAGTTGATGGGCAGGGACCTGAACACAAACTCAGCAAACTCACTGCAGATGAACACCCCATCATCCTTGTGCTCAGCGGGTGTGTTGCCAACAATGCGCGCAGCAATCCGACCCAGCTCTGCAGTGTCATACTTGGTGCCCACCAGGCTGGCAGCCAACTGCACACCAGCTCTCTGTTGGTCCAAGGTGCACCCACTCAGCTCACTGTGTCGCGCAACCACAACTCCACCTGGATAGTCCCTCACATACAAGCTGAGGGGCTGAATCCTGATGCCAATGGACTCCACAGATTCCATGACTAAGATAAGCTCAGGCCAGGGTGTTTTGATGAGGAAGCCAACATGGGACCAGGGTGAGCCAGTTGCCTTCTGGATCAGCTTGCTGAAAAAGGATGAGCCTGATGTGAACAGCAGGTCAAAGTCCCTGATGGACCCATAGGCCAAGTTGAGTGGTGTGGCTGGCCCCTCTGGAAAGTGCTCATCAAAGTCCATCACTTCTCCTCCAGGCACTTGGCCAGGGCAGTGCCTGCCTCAGTGCACAGTTTGATTCTCTTGTTGTAAGCATCACGCTCAAACCTCTCCTCATGTTGCAGCACAATCTTGGAGGTCTGCTCCAGCAGTTCATTTGTTTCTTTGCGCTCAGCCTGGGCATCCTGCTGCTCATCAGCCACAGCAATGATGGTGGCTGCCCCACCTGACAGGACACCCACCAACCCAATGACTGGGAGTGCCTTGCCCAGGTTCATCTGCTGGCCTTCCTATAGCTGCCCGCGTTTGTGTGTATGACATTGCGGATTGTCATAAATAACTGGTTGGTGTAGTGGATGCTTCCAGCCTCATTGGGGTGGATGTCTGCAGGATTGTTAGGGGGTTCTGGGTTCACAATATGTGAGGCCCAGTATGGGTCAAGGAATATCTCAGAGGCTAGATGTGCTTTAGGGTCATCAATAATGATCTGCCGCACCACATCCTCATATTCTTGAACAGTCCCAAACGCTGTGGAATTGATGAACACATACCGAGAAATATTACCAAGCCTGCGGACGATCTCCCTGTAACAAATGTCAAAGGCAGCAGCACCCAGTTCATCAGAACCGAGGATGCCACTGAATGTCTGATCATTGTGGCCCCAGTTCAGGCTCACAGCGAAGTATGGGCCAGCAGCCTCCATGGCAATCAAGTCTGCTGTCCTGTCAACTAACCCAGACAGACCATTTTGAGTTGGGTTGGTGTACTCACAAGTCTTAGACCCACCAGCACCGTAGTTGGCATAGTTGAACCCCATCTCACGGAATGCACTTTGATAGTAGGGACCAAAGAATTTTGTGCTACCAGAGGTCTGGGTGAATGAGTCCCCCAGCACTCCGATTGTGCTGTCTGTCCATGCCAGTGCTGTAGTCGCAAGCAGTAGAATCAGTGCTACTTGGTATCGCCACATGGTAGTGCACCCCCACTAAGGGGTTCCGTGAATACCCCTTTGGCATAAGCTGCAAGCCTGATAGACACATCACTGTCCCCTGTTATCCCACACGCCATAATCTGGCGTATGGACAGTTCAGTGAGTAGTGTGACATCTGGGAAGTAGGCAAATTCAACGATGTTACCATGAAAGAAATTGGAGGCACCTGAAGGATTCCCACTAAAGGTAAGCCAGTTTTGGGCTCCAGCGTTCCACACAGATGCATTCTTGGTGCCACCTGAGGCGGTCTCATCCTCTCCATTTATATAGATCTTTGTGCCAGCGGCTGCTGTTGATGTGATTCCAACATGCACATAGTCATCCAAGGTTTCACACCCAGAAGGGGTGAAGGCAGCGGCAGCGGAAGTGGTTATGTCACTGTTTTGGTTGAGCCAGAATCGCCCTGTGGCGTCAAGATTGATGTAATCATCAGGCCCACCTGATGAAGGTCTCTGTGCTAGCAGCCATTCGTCCCCAGCAGGGTCCACCTCCTGACATACCCAGAATGAAAAGCCATACCCAGCAGCATCCCCCATATTGTAAAGTGCTGTGGCTGTCTTGAGTTGCACATTTCCTGTGAAGCGCCATCCATGGATTGTTACATCATTAGGGATACGCGATGCAGGAAGCACTATGGTTGAAGTCACATCCCCTGTTTCAGTGCCCCAGTCCCACTGGGCAAAGTCATCAATGGCTCCAATCTCATCAGCATAGTCCAGGGCTTCAGGATCATTCTTGTATGCCCACAGAGATGATGTGATGGAGGTGCCATCTGTGGAGGTGTACTCAGTCCCTGGCCAGCGACGGGTAACTTCATCACCACCAATCCAGTAAAATCTATAATCTGTCCACAGGAGTCCAGTACACATGTCTTGGTTGCAAGGTGCCAATGCGTAGGTTGTATTGATCAGGAATGACTCCCCACGCTCACCATCTTTTGCAACACTGTCATCACCACAGTCACCAATGCATGTGGCCAAAGCTGGGGAAGCAAACAACAGCACCAGTGCCAGGCTGAAAACATATTTTCTCATCAGTGTATCTCCTCAAGGTCCTGGTGGGGCACAGCCAGGGATGTCAAACAAGTAACCCATGAATGATGCTGCCACAGGAGCTGTCCCAGCAATCCCTGTGTTGGCCACAAAGCGCAGATCAGTCTTGGGTGGCACCAGGCCGAAGGTGTGAGTGCCCACACCAGCCTGGGCCTCATAGATGTTGTAAATGGTAGAGATTTGCCAGGCACCATTGGGGAAGATACCAGTGGTGTTGGGCCTGGCATAGATGGAGGCCACTGTGTTCTGCCCCTTCCCAACACTGTGGGAGCCATCAGCGATGATCAGATTTTTGCAGGCTGGCACAGTATAGACAGCCATGAGGGTTGCACCCTTCCCTGGTCGCATCTGGGCATAGTCATCTGGGGTGGGCGACTCATCACCAGTGGCCACATCCTCACAATAGATGGTCCCCACATTGATACCCACAGAGCCAGCCTGAACTGACCTGATTCTGTAAACCCTCAGCCAGGTGCCTGGCAGGGTCACCCAGGATATTCCTGTCATCACAACAGGAACATCCATGCGTTCCTCCCAATCAGCACCACTGCCTGTCACCACAGTGAGCCAGGCTCCAGTGCTTCCAAAGGTGTCAGCAGCATCAGTGGATCTGCAGCGGATACTGACAGGGGATGTTGGGTAGCCACTGTAGCCATTGCCTCCATCCCAGATGGTCTCATCAGTGGCACCCACATCTGGATTCTCACCAAACTTGAACAGCCAGGTGCAGCCTGGGACATGACCAAGCATGCACTCAATGAAGGGGTCAGCATGTTGGTGGACTGGTATGGGTGACACATTCTGGGCAGGTGATGGAGTTGGCACCAGGAACTGGAATGATGCCAGCATCAGGAAAGCACAAGCCCCTGCCATGAGGCCCCGAGTGGTGGGTCTCATTACTGAGCACCCAGGCAGTGCATCCTATAGGTGCCAGCAGTGGTGGTGTTGATGATCTTGATCCACCTCCAAGGCTTCCCTTGAAAGTTGATGTAGTCATTGACTGCACCTGAGGTGAACTCCTCAATGTCTCTGCAATCATCACCTGTCTGGTCAGTGCAGACCTCAGTGGAGGTGCCCATCAGGTCTGTCTCAGGGACAACAGCAAAGTTGCCTCTGCAGTCCCACACATCCACCATCTGGATGGCTTCAGCAGGGGCACTGAGGGTGCAGGCTGAGTTGGCACCTGGGGCTGCAGTGGCCCAAGTGTCATCACCCTCTGTGGTCTTCTTGAACTCTAAGTCCCATGTGCAGGCACTGGCTGAGCTGGCAATGGCTGCCAGGGTGAGCATCACCACAGCAAGGATGAGACTGATGGAAGGCTTGGAGGTTGTCTGGTGGTCACTCATAAAGGGGTCTCCTGGTTGGGGGTCTTGCCCATTTGAGATGACTATAGGCCCACAGCTGGGGTGGGGTCCACCTCACACTCGGGTCCAGGCCCCACAGTGGCTGCAGGAGCCACACTCATCCAGCTCCCCTACCCTGCACCCAGGACACATGCCCCCACCCTCATGGTGCTCCTCAGAGGCTTCTATTGCAGAGCCAACCAGCCAGGCCAGGAGCTTGCCACCCAAACTGGTCTTGTCCTTCTTGGCCATGGTGAACCTCCATCAGATGCCCTCATATATATTGCCCTTCACCAGCAGATCCTCAATGGCCATCACTGTGGTGTCCACCTGATCATCATGGGCATGAGTCATCAAGGGGGTGAAGCTGGCGAACTCCTGCAGGTACTCAGGCACCCAGCTTTCAGAAGTCACAGTGGGGATGTGCACCCTGCCTGAAGCAATGAATGGGATGACACCCATGGCCCTCATCACCTTGTCCTTCTGTACCTGGACAGCTTCCACAGGTATCAGTGACTCCTTTGAAAGTGTCTGGATCAGTGAGGAGCCACTTGACTTGTCCTCAATCTTGCATGCTGTCACTGGGATGTAGGAACCATGCCGCTGCCTGTTGTGTGCATGCTTCTGCCAGAAGGAGGTGATGACCTCCAACAGCTCAGGGGCTTCAAACTTCCCTCTGATCTGGTCCAGGAGCAAGATGCCCATGGAAGGTGAGAAGCCCCACACCTGAGCAACAGTGAAGTCATGCTGTTCCTCTTTCTTCTGTGCTGTGTCGATGTACATGCGTTTCACAGTGATGTCGGCTGGGGGCTCCCCATAGAATCTCCACCACCTCTCCTTGAACATACCACCACCAAGGGGTGAGGGTCTCTGGTCATACTGTGAGGCGTAGGTGTAGGGGTCAGCCTCAGCCATCTGCTCCAGGTCAGCCACAGTGTGCTTGTCTTCCCACAAGGCACCTGGAGCAAGGCCATGCTCAATGGGTATGCCATAGCTCCAGCTGGTGGGGTACTTCTCACCCCCCTTGATCAGTGCAGGGATGCTCAGGTGGTGCCACTTCTCTCTGGTGCCGCCCTTCAGCAGGAAGCCAACAGGGTCATCCTCATGGAGCCGCTGCATGATGAGGATGATGGGCACCCCTTCATGGGCAAGCCTGCTCTTGATGGTGTTGTTGATTCGGCTGTTGGTTTTACCCCTGAGGCTGGCAGAATAGGCATCATCAGGTTTCAGTGGGTCATCAATTACCACAGCACCAGTGAAGCCTGGCTCCATCCTTCCAGCGCGAAAACCAGTTACCTGGCCAGCAGCTGCAGTGGCATACACTCCCCCACCTTCCTTGGTGCTCCACTGTTTCTTGGCACCAATGTCAGCCCTGATTCTCCTGTCCCAGTGCCTCAGGTATTCAGGGGACTCCACCACATCCTTGGTGGCTTGGGAGTTGGTGCCTGCCAGGTTGTCTGAATAACTGAGGTGGATGAACCTGGCTCTGGGGTTCTTGGCCAATCCCCTGGACATGAAGCCAATGACCAGCATCTCAGTCTTGGTGTAGCCAGGAGGGATGGTGATGATTAGCCGGTTGATCTCACCACTGAACACCTTGTCAAGTGTGTCCTCAATCACCACATGGTGTCTGTTGACAATGAACTGCCCACCATCTCTGTGTCTGAAGAAGTACCTATTGAAATGAAGCCCCTTGGCCTCACAGGCCTCCCTGTTCATCCTTACAAAGCCAGGGGTGGCCTCATACTCCAGGTCAATAGCGTCCATCAAAATACTTCCAGAAGCCCTTGGCCTCACCCTTGGTGAGTGGGGTTGCAGCTCCCCCCTCCTGGTCAGTGGTGGTGACTTCAATCTGCTTGAGCTTTGGCTGCATGTATTCCATCAGCTGGGCCATGACCCTGGTGGACAGTTCGAGAGGGACTTCCTTCTGCCTGTGGTGCTCTCTGATGACATCCAGCAGCAGGTCCCATTGCCCTGGTGAGGGTGGCTTCCTGCCATTCTTTTTCTGGATCTCTTGCGACCACTCCCACACTTCAGATGCATGCCTGGGGTCTCTGCCCATGGCAATGTCCATCATAAACTCAACAGGCTCAAGGAAGTCACCAGTGCCAAGGAGTGACTGCACAGCTGCAGCCACCCCCTCAGCCAACTCAGGGGTCATCTGGATCTTCTTTGCTCTTGCCATCTTGACACCCTAATGGGAAAAGACCTGGGAAGCCAGCCTAGTCCCTGGTGTGGTGAGCCCCACCTGCCACAGAGATGACACAGGTGCATGCCTCTTTCTCTGGCCAGGTAGTGTGGATCAGCATGCCATCCCACTCTGAGTTGCAATAGTGCCACCCTGCATTGGTCTCATCCTGGGTGAGTGTCTCTCCATGGTGGGCAAGGTGTCTCCACCTGGAATGGGTCATACCACATTCAGCCCACACCATGCTGGGCAGGACTTTCTCAGACTTAGTAGGTGCACTCACCATCATCAATGCCAGCTGATGCACCTCATACTGTGCATTGAGTATGTGGAGCAGAGCTTCAGCAGCATGGTTGTCCTCCAGGAGTTTGGATGCCTTGGCCAAGGTCTTCACAGCATGTGCCTTCTTACTTTCCAGGGACTGTGCCTGGATGGTGTCAAACAGGTTGGCCATCACTCACCCCCCAACTTGGTGTAGAGGACCTTGGCAGCCTTTGCTTCACCCACAGTGAAATGTTTGGCAGAAGATACATCAAAGCACACCACATCCTCTGGGTCACAGAGTGCTATCTGACCTAAGGCACCAATGTCAGCAAAAGGCTTCAGCACCTTCACTGCCTCTGCCTTCCACTCCACCTGGGTGTCAACCACAGCACTGTGCTCAATCAGCTTCTCACCCAGCTTGCTGATGATGACACCTAAGATGCTCACTGAGCCGAGGGGTTTCCATTCTTCCCCCTGCTTGACCCACACAGATGGGGCCAGTAAGCCAGGCTCCTCTTCCACACCCACAGTCAGGTGGAGGGGTCCTGGGTACAGCCCTTCATTCCTCAGTGAGACATCAAACTCACCAAGCCCCTTCTGCCCCTCAGTCTGAGCTATCTCCCAGAGCCAGTGGCCTCTCTCATCATCTCCCACCAGGATGTTCTGTAGTGTGTCATTGACCAGCTTCTCATGTCCCTTGCCCATGTCTCTGTCTCCTCCTCTGTGGTGTGCATCTCACACACCTGGTCCTTCATTGGTGACTCATGCCCCACTCCATGTGGGAATGTCATCAGCAGTGTGTTGAGCACCACCACCTCCGTCCAGCTGCCCATGTCAGTCACCCCTGCTGAATGTTTTTGGCTGCAACCTTGCAGGCACCAACCACTGCCAGATCCACCTTCATAGGGTCAATCTGTAGTATCCAGCCCAACAGCTTCAAGCTCGCCATTGTCCTCTCATACTCTTGGACTGCACAGGTGATAGATGACACCTTGCCCTGTGCCTCTGCAATAGCTTTGGCTGTCCCTGCAGTCACAACCAAAGTGTCATAGCTCTCACCAATTCTCTTCTCGTCTAGCATCTCATTGTCCCCTTCTCAGTTGTTGGTACAGATGAAGCAGGCATAACCATAGCTGAACTCTCCTGCATATACTGTGACCACATACTCAGCCCACTCACCAATGCCAATCTCAGCACAGCACTTGTTGCACTCCTGGATGGTGGTGACTTCTCGGGTGGTCCTTTGCAGCTCCCACCCAACCCTCTTGCCCTCTTCATCAAAGTCAAAGCAGCTCACCCTGAACAGGTGCAGCCTGGTGTGTGCCAGATCCAGCAGACATCTCTCTTGTTGATGTGAAAGACTCTCCGGGGGTTCTGCAACCTAGCCACCACACCCACTGGGTCTCTGACCAGCTTGGTGAGTGGCCCAGGTTCCTCAGTGATGATGTGGGGGGCACTTGGTGGTTCCAGTGGTACTGGGGTGGCCTCGCCCATGTTTCCTGGCAAGGCACACCCCTCTGCAGGTGCACCTGGTGGTGTTGGTGGGTTAGCCCTGTCCATGGCTCCAGGTAGTGGGTTGGTCCTTGGCTCTCTAGGCATTGGGCCATGGTGGTCATGGTCCATGTCTTGCTGACCAACAGCCTGGGCATCGGCCACTGCATCCTCCAACCCACCTGGGAACACCCATGCTTGGTTGGGGTAGGGGATGCTCAGCAGCATGTTCACATATCTGGTGCCTTTGGTGGTGAGCCTGGCAATGGCTTTGGGGTGCATGTCTCCTGTGTAGGTCAGCATGCCTTCACTCAACAGCCTGCTGATGTGTTGGCTGACTGCAGGGGCTGTGAAGTTCCCATCATTGTAGTCAGCAGGGTAACAGTGGTAGTGCAATAGAATAATTATGCTCAGTGGTGTCATCATGTCCTTGTCTCCTTCAGTGGTAACAGCTCAACACAGTTGATGTGCACTTCTCTAAATGTACCCTCTCTGAGCCATTGATTTCCCATCAGTTGGATGGAGTTGTTGGATGCTGGTGTGATAGTGGCTGTGTGTCTCCCTTGCCAGGTCACCTTCACCACCTGGTGTGGGCCACCCCTCCATCCTCCCCTGTAGAACTTGGCCAACCTGGGTGGGGTGAGCTTGTCACCCCACTTACCCACCATGCACCTCCTTGGCCTTGGCCAGGTCTGCATCAACTTTCTCTTTGGTGTGTCCCAAGGTGATCCCAAGGGCATAAGCATGCACCACACTTTGGGCTGCCCAGTCATCAGGCCAGTCATCACTCTTGGTGGTGGTGGCATCCTTGATGGCTTGAGTGTATCTCTCAGCCTCCCCCTGGCAGAAGGTGCACTCCAGGCTGTTGCACTCTCTCAGGTTGTGTCTTTCCAAGGCAAGCTCATAGACCTCATCCAGGTCATCTGCTGCATCACCCATCATATGAACCCCACAAGAAGCCAACCACAAAACCCAGGACAGACCCTGCAGCCATGCCCCATGATAGGGTCACACACCACAGCCTGATGATCTTTTTGGTCAGCCTTGCTTTCTCTCCTTCATCCATTGGCATCTTTGTCTCCTTCTGGTCATTAATCAAGCCCCTCAAATGGGCCTAGAATCTTACCCCATGCAATCTCCTCTTCCTGCGCATCTTTTCTCTGATCATGAGGTCCATGCTTTTCCTGGTGATGCTGTCTGCATATCTCCCCAGGAGGGATGCCAGCTGCACCACCCCCAGGCTCTTGTGCTTGATCAGCAATGCTTCCAGTTCCAGCAGGAACTCATTGGCCTTATCCACTTCATCAGTCATACACTTCTCCGTTGTCTTATTAGGCACGTTAGGCAGGTTTGCTCAGAAACTCCCATAGGGAGGGAACATAGTGTCTGGAGAGCCTTGGAGGTGTGTTTTCACTATTACACTATCTCTCTATCTCTTCTAAGTTTCATCAAACCTGCCTAACCTACCTAATGCTATTCTAATTTCCCTTCAGTTTCCAACACCTAGATGCTCTAGGCATGCATTTCACTACCCTGCCTAATTAGGCAGACCCCCTGCCTAAAATCACCCTCCATCGGCCAATCACTGAAGCCATCAAAAAACACTCACTCACTCACTCTCACACCGATTACAGTATTCCTGAGAAATTAGGCAGACCCCCTGCCTAATCTCCTGACCCTGCCTAACAAATAAAACTCCCATTTCTACCCCACCAACTCCACTGCTTCCTTGAGCCTCAGCAGCATCCTCTTGGCCTGCTCTCTTCCACACTTCAAGTAGCGTGGATCAGCACCAGGTCTCAGCCAGATGGTCTCCTGGCCACCCTTATGGGACACAGCAAACAACCTACCTCTGGAGCCTCCAGCCCACTTCCGAAAGCCTAGCTGCAGCAGCTCCAAAGCCATCCTGGAATTATCATCCTGGCCACCCCCAAAATCATCATCATCCTGGCCAGCGATATTCAAAAGGGTGGACAGTGGGAACAGGGGAAATTGGTTGAGCAGACTCTCTGGATCATTGGTGGCATCACGCAACTGAAGGAACCAGTGGGCATGAGAGTCTTCCTCCATCAGGGTCTTCAGTGCATTGTCCCCAGTGAGGAGGGGGTTGAGTCGCCAGTCAGTGAGGTCCCGTTGCATGAGTGCCCACCTGATGGGGTGGATGCTCTCCAAGACCCAATCCTTGAAACTGACATACCACCCAAACCCTTTGTGGCCCCTGGCTCGCTCACCAGGTGCAGCACAGAAGATGGGGACAAAGCGACGGTTGGAGATGTCACCTGCAATGCAGTCAGGTTTGTTGGCACAGGCAATGAAGTTGGCGAACATCTCAATGGAGAACTGACCCCCATACTTCACATTGAGGAAAATCTCTGGGTCAGTGCATGCCGTTTTCAGCAGGTTCAGTGCCCCAGCTGCTGTGCCCTTATCCAGCTCAAACTCAGGGAAGCACAGCACCTGGCCCTCACCCAACCACCCTGTGTGATCCAGTGACAGGTTCTTGGCTTGCAGGCTGGTGTAGTTGCGAGGGCCAATGACCTGCTTGACCACATCGTCCACCCACACATTCTTCCCACAGCCTGGTGCACCAAAGAGGATGGGCATGTGCAGCCACCTCTCTGTTGGCTCTTGCAAGCACAGGGCAAGCATGTCCAGGAGGAGCTTGGCTGCATCATCATCCCCAGTGAGGAACTTGATGTAGTCATACAACCTCGTGACATCACCATGGGCCTCCTTCACCAAGGGTGGGTCAAACTGATTGACACACATGGCACCCTTGCTCTCAAAGAGAAGCTCTGCCCCAGGCTTGAACCCAAAGCGGTCTGCCTTGGCGATGGCATCACAGGCCACTGCAGCTCTGACACTGAAACGCACTGGCTCACCATCCAGGCCAAAGAAGTCCAGTGAGCCCCAGGCTGTCTCGAATGACTGCACACTGCTGGCACTCTTGATGGAGGAGAGGAACACCTTGCCCTTGTCCTCTGCCACGTAGATGACTCCCAGGTTGTCCATCACTGGCTTCCAGGCTGCCTTCTGTTGGCCCATGAGTGAGATGTCCCCACCCTCAATCCTCATGCCTGTCTTGGCCACCTCCACCTCATGCTTGGCAGCCAACTTCACTCTGCGCTCAATGGACCTCACACCCCTACCCTTCACCTCGGAGTCAGAGACCATCTCACATAACTGTGTCACTTCATTCTTGTCCAGCATCCTGAACTTGGAGCCCCTGGCCACCATCATCACGAAGGCCTCAAGCCCTGGCTCACTGGTCAGGTTGAATCCACCCTCCCTCACCAGTCTCACAATCTCTGGGTAAGGCAGGCAGCCTGACTTGGCTTCGTGCTGGGTGAAGGCTTTGGCAACTGTCTCCTCCACCTCCTTTGCACTCATGGGGTCGTCTGCCTTGGAGTTGCGCAGCATGCACATCTTGATGGCACCAGGGAGGTCATGCTTGTTGACCAGGCTGCAGGCCATCCTGAAGATGTCACTGTTTCTGCTGCCTGCCTCCAAAGGGGTGGAGATGTCTAAGGCTTCCTGGGTGCCTGCTGTAGCCCTTCTTGTGGGTTGCTCCATACCAGGAGGGGCAAGGGTGCCCTCGCGCAGCTGGTAGATCCACTCGGGTGCCTCTGCCATGGGCTGGGTGGGTTTGCCACCCTTCCAGCGATAGGTCTTGCCTGATTCATGGTTGGAGGGGGGTAGGACCACATAGCCTCCCCCTGTTCGGATGTCCAAGCCCTGTCTCTTCCCCAGGCCAGAGCAGTTCTGGATGGGCCTGGGTGCCCTCAGGAAGAGATGCCTGCCTCCCCCACCTGTCAGCCCCTCCAGAGTGTCTGGGACCTCGTAGCCAAGCAGGTCCAGCTCCTCAAGATACTCTGTGCCCCCATGCCTGGGGTCCACATCCAAGACCAGGATGTTGGGAGGGAGAGCCACACCGATGTTGGCTGTGGGCCACTTGCCCCACCAGGTGTCAATCTGGTCAATGTCCTTGGTGGCAGCATTGTGACCTTGGCCAACCCTGGGGTGCTTCCCAGGTGAGCTGCAGTCAGCCTCCCTACAGCTGCAGGGCAGGTCACTGTATTCCTTGCCTACAGCCTCATAGATGGGGAAGACGCGCCAGCCATTCCTGGCATATAGCTTGGCAGCTCTGTGGGCTTTACTCTCAGCAGCTGCTCTTGTATGGTTCTTCATGTCGGGTGATCCCTCACTTGATGCGCGGTGGTTCTAGGATTTGTCTCCTTCGGACCAGAGCCCCCAGTGGCCACAAGCTGCTGGGGGCTCTCTTTTTCCTGGGGCCTCCTACCCTATCCCCTTCCCTGGCTTCTCGCTAGCTGGGGTCATGGCCAGTCATCTCTCATCACAGCACCAATGCCATCCAGGATGCCTTCAGGGTCTGGGCGAAGGTATTGGAGGGGGATGTGCAGGGGGTGTATATCGTCATCCTCTGGTGCTTGGTCCTGGTGAGCCGCTTCTCTGTCTTGGTCCTCTGGTGTGCCTAGGCTCTCACTGAACACCACCTCTGTCTCACCATTGCCCTCATGGATGACAACCTCACCCATCATCAAGCTTTCATCATCATATGGCTTACTTACTGGCACAGGCTTACAGACAACACCACCCATTTTCACTACCACATCTCCCACAAGCACAGCCTTTGTGCATTTGCAATCCAGCTCATGTTGGTGTTTAGGATCAAATGGGAGGGCAATGAAGGTGGCATCACTCACAGTGCAGTTACGGGTGCGCTCATCCATGATACCCCCTTCCTCAGCCCTAGTGTCTCTCACCTGTGTCACCATGTCAGCCAGTTCCTTCTCAACATTCTCCATGCTCATCCCCAGGATGCGTCCAAGGACTTTGCAGGCTGAGGAGTCCTTGGCCAGCCTGATGTGCCTGTGGCCTCTTGTTGGTATGCTGTTGCCTGCTGCCTTTTGCTTGGCCACCCACTCCTCAATGTCCACTGAGTCTCTGGCCCAGTAGTGGAGCTTTGCCATGTAGAGCTTGTCAACGCTCAGCTCATCCCACATCACTGCACCCCCTTATAAAGCCAAACCCACTCATAAAATCTGTTCGAGTTTTGTGGGCAGCTGTGGAGATCAATCCTCCTCCAAACCCACTCAAGCCAGCACACAGTCTCATGGTCAGCAGACAGCCTAACTGGGTGCCATGCAAACCAACCATGCCATGCTGTGGGCTCAACACGGCTGTCCTTTTTTCCTGCTGCCTTTCTGGCTGAGGTTCTTTGCCGCCACTTCATCACTCCACCTCCTTGGGGCAGACCCAGGCTGAATCAGTCCAGCTTGTGCAGTGATGGTCACCTCCCCCTTCATAGTGGCCACTTATGCAGACAGCTGAGATGAACTCACATCCCTTCAGCCCATACACTTCATGCTGTGATGCACTCAGCCGGTTTTGTAACTCCTGGGCCTCCCCTTTCCAGTTAAGGTAGTAACTTTTGAACTCCACCAGGTCAGCTTCCAGCCTGGTCACCTCTGCCTGGGTGGCCTTCAGCTTCTGGTGTCGGGCCACATCAATGATGGAACCTAGTGCCACACCTACACACAGGACCACAACACCAACCACCATCACCTCAGATTTTGTCCACTTCATCAGTTGACCCCTCCTGGTGTGGCTTTCATCACTCTGTCTGGGTCAGTGAGGAAGGAACAGAAGCGCAGCACCTTGCTCATGTGCTGCACTGCCATGGCTGAGCCCTCATCAAGAGCATCTGCCATGTCATCCAGGGCAGAGGCAATGGTGAACTCATCACCCTTTGCAAAGCCCATCAGAATGTTCATCACTTCCATGTGTTCCTGGTCTGCTTCAGTTGGCTTTGTCTTGGCCATCAGTTCACCTCCCCACCATTCTCTACCTGCTTGGGCTGGGTTAAGTAGGCACAGAAGCGCACTACCGTAG